GTAGCTGGTCGTGTAGACGCAACTACTGTTAACGCGGCAATCTCATATGCAGAAGCTCGTGGAGACATTTTTGTTGTTATTGATGGTTCAGACCTTCCTGTAGGAAACGCAGCTACATCTAGCACACAGCTAAACCTAGCTTCAACCTACACACCAAGCGCAGCAGCAGCTGTTTACTACCCACGTATTACTATTGGTGATCCAACAGTAGGCGTAAATGGTTCTTCAACTGCTACACGTACACTTGGTGCTGGCGGAGCTGTTGCCGGTTTGTTTACATCAACTGATGCTGCTCGTGGAGTGTTTAAGGCTCCAGCGGGACTTCAAGCACGTATTGCTGGCGCGGTTGGTATCAGCGCTTTAACAAATGCTGAGCTTGATCTAATGAACTCAACAGCTGCTCCTGTGAACGCAATTAAGTTTATTCCAGGAACAGGCATCTGTGTTATGGGAGCTCGTACGCTCAAAGCAGGAAATCTTGACAAGTACGTTCCAACCCGTCGCACACTTATTTACTTGAAGAAGGCTCTTACAGACCTTACTCAATTTGCTGTTTTTGAGCCAAACAACGCAGAAACATGGCGCCGTTTGAACTCAACAATTAGCAGCTTCCTAACAAATTTCTGGTCACAAGGCGGATTAGCTGGGGCAACACCTCAGCAAGCATTCTTCGTCCAAGCTGATTCAGAAAACAATCCGCAGGTATCAATTGATAATGGTGAACTTAACATTTCAATTGGTGTCGCGTTACAACGCCCAGCGGAATTCATTGTCATCAAAATCGGTCAGTTTGACGGTGGAACCACCGTTACTGTGGCGTAAAGGAGAAAATAAATAATGACAAGCAGTATTATTAATCGCTTCTCAACATTAGCGACTGATCCATTACGTAGCTTTCGGTTTTATGCTGAATTCAACAAAGTGGGCTCAGATGATACGTTTACAAGCAAAATCCAAACTTCTGCTGCTGCTACAACAGCAAGCGGAGCTTCTACCGGTTGGGTAGGCGGATTTAGCTCTATCAGTGGTCTAAACATCACTACACAGTCAATCCAGTACCGTGAAGGTGGATATAACACCACTGTTCACCAGGTACCTGGTATGACAACATTTAGCCCAATCACATTCCAACGTGGTGTGCTTTACGGCAATGACCAAGCTCAGGCTTGGATGCGTGGACTATTTGCTTCTGTTGCTGGAGATGGACTTTCAGTAGCTGGCAAGAGCTTCCGCGTTAACATCAAGATCTACGTAATGGATCATCCAAATGCTGGCGCTACAAATGCTAATACCCCACGTATGGGCTTTGATATCCGCAATGCTTGGATTACCCAGCTTAACTACACAGATCTAAATGCAAATGACGGAGCAATTCTTTACGAATCAATGGCTCTAGTTCACGAAGGTCTATCAGTGTTCTTTACTGATGACAATTTCACACCAGTCGGTCGTACTACACTAGCGTAACCCAAACAAAGGAACATAAAAAGTGGCTGAAATTATTACAGATGCAGAACTCGTATCACAGTACGCTAAACAGGCTATGGAGGAGCCCGAGAAGATTGTTGAAACTCGGGCCCCTTCTGCCTCAGAAGTAGATTTGCCTGGCGGGTACATTACCTTTGACGGCAAGTTAATTACCACAGCTGAGGTTAGAGAACTAACCGGAGCTGATGAAGAAGCTATTGCAAAAGCTGGATCTACAGCTAAATCACTTCACGTTCTTTTAGAGCGTGGGTTGGTAAAGCTGGGAGACAAAGAAGCTACTAAGGACGATATTGACCTACTGCTATCAGGCGATAGAGACGCAATCCTTTTAGGAATTCGTCGAGTCACTTTTGGCGAGGCTTTAGACCTCAAGCTTCGTTGCCCAAGTTGCAATGTTGAACAGCAATCCGATGTGCACCTCCTACACGATGTCCCTTTCATCAAGTTAAAGGACAGAGTTAATGATCGTAACTGGGTTGTAAAAACAAAGCTTGGACCAGTTGAACTAAGCCTTCCAACAGGGATTGTTCAACGAAAGCTTATGGAAAACACTCAAATGAGTGTTCCAGAAGTAAACACAATTTTATTAGCTGGCTGTATTACATCTATTAACGGTGAAATGTCTATAGGTAACTCAGGGCCACTAGCCCTTGGTATGGCAGACAGAGCAAAGATTATCGATTCAATTCTTGAGCGCAACCCGGGCCCACGCCTTGGGGAGGTGAGCAAGGTCTGCAAGGCATGTGAGGAAAATATTGATATCCCACTTAGCCTTGTTGATTTGTTTCGTTTATAGCCAAGTGACATACGATCTACTTTTAGATCATTATGAAATCTTGACAAGGACGTTTACAGGTTGGACTCTAACGGAGATTAAAAATCTTTCGGTTAGAGAGAGGCAAAATTGGCTAGAAAGAGCACAAAGGTTTAACGGAAGGAAATAGCTGTGGCAGATCCAAGAAGCGGTATGAACTTACCGGCACCACGAGCTTTGCAAACCCTTGGTTCAATCAAAAATGCTGCTCTTGATGCTGGTTCTGCCGTTGGCGGTGTCTTACAAAAAGTAAGTGATACCGGTAGCCGTGCTGTTGAAGTCTATCAAGGTGGACAAGGTGTTAGCTCAAATCAAGTAGCACCTTCTCCACGCTTTACCCCTCCCTCTACATCTATTGTCCCTACCGGCGGTGGTGGGGGTGGCGGAGGCGGCGGTGGCCGCGGTACTACACAGCCTTTTGGCGAAGATCCTTTTAATAACCAAGTCTTTCAACAACCACAAAGCTTTACCCGTAACTTAACTCAATATGTAAAAGAAAACCCAGCTGCTGCAATGCTTTATGCAGGCGCTATTGGCGCTAATGCTCTTTCTTCTACTGAAGAAATTACACAAGCTGAACTTATGCTTCAAGGAGCAGCTTTTTTCTCTTCCCCAACAGGTAAGGGCGGAAAGTACGACCCATCAATGCAAATTGGCTTTGGTCGGACCGGTGGTAGCAAAGATTATGAAACTATAGGTCAGCTACAAACAGCAATTGCAAAACAAGGTACCGTCAATAATAAGATGGATGCAATGACGGCTCTTATTGCTGCTCAAAGCTATGGAATTACTGGCGGTAACTTCTTGCAAGGAGCCGGTGGCGGTCTGCAAGGTAGCGTCATGGGCGGTATTGCAAATATATCTAATTTGATACCTGGAGCCGGTATTGAAGGCTCTACCCGCGCTTACGGAGCAATGCAATCAGCAAAGAACGTAAACATGCTCCGCGGTATTGGTATTCGTATCCGTGATGAAGACGGAAACATGAAACCGCCTGATCAAGTAATTGATGACATTTGGAAGAAAATTTGTAAAGATTACGCACAAGCATATGGTGCTGGCAAAGCACCTTCTCAGCAAGAAGTTATGATTGGTTTGCAACCAGGTAACTCTTTGTATTCAATGCTTGATATGTACTTTGGCAATGACCCAATTTTGCGCCAAATGATGATCAATGGTTTGATCTTTAAAGCACGTACTGGTGGCGGGGCTATTACAAAAGATGCTGTGCTTGCAGCCGGTGGTACAACAGAATCTGTTATTTCTAAGAGTAATCAAAACGCTACAGCTGCTCAAGGTCTGTACCAAGTAGCTAAAGCTGGATCTACTGGTTTTAGAACAGCAACAATGACGCTTACCGCTCTTGGTGACATGATGAATGCGGTAGATAACGTTACCGGTGTTCTTAAAGGGGCTACTGCTACTAAGTCATTTACTGAAACCATGTTAGGTGGCGGTAATGGTCTAGGACAAGACCTTGCTAAAGGTATTTTGGCCATGCTTGGTTTGGGTAAAAAAGCAAAAGGCGGAAAAGTAGGCGATGAGCAGCCATATATTGTTGGTGAGCTTGGTCCCGAACTCTTTATCCCAAAAACTGATGGCGTTATTATCCCTAATCACCTTGTTGGACGACGTAACCGCCATGAAGGTGGTGGCGTACACGCTCCTCATGATGGCCGTACCCTAGATGAAGCTGAAGTTAGAAACATTCTTGAACAAGCCGGTTTTGAAGGGCAAGGGCTAGAGAACGCTCTTGATGTAGCAAGACTTGAGTCTGGTTACCGAACTAATGCTGAAGGCGACAAGGGCCTTACTGACAACAAATGGGATTACAGTATTGGTCTATTTCAGATTAGATCTTTAAAAGACTGGAAAAAGTACAACGACCCTAAACGCGAGCCTACTCATCTGTATGATCCGCTTGAAAACGCAAAAGAAGCTTACAAGATTAGCCAAGGCGGCGTTATTTGGGACAATGCTTGGTACAACACATCAAAGAAACTTGGTCTTATTGGGTCACGCGATGGCACAAGAGATCCAGACTTTGTAAATGACGATCCAGTTCAAGCTTCTGGAGAACCTGACTACATTTCTCAACTTATTAAAACAGTTGAAACAGGTGCTTTCTCTAAAGCACTTGCTAACTTTAATCCAAAGAACCTAACTAGCACTCAAATTAGTGATTACTTTGGATCATCTGGTTTTTCTGGTGACAAAGGCACAACTGCTCATAATTATGGAGGCGTTACAATTAATATTAACGTCCCAAGCGGTAACGCAGAAGATATTGCAGCAGCAGTAAAGCGTATCCTTCAAGATACAAATATGATAGAAACGGCGGCTAGTAAATAATGGCAACTTATGCAACGTTATCTGATGGCGGCGGCGGTTATGCAACCGCAGTCTCCGCTAGCTCTACGCCTACAGACACAGAGGCACAAGCGCGGCTTGAAAAACAATTAAAGCTTACTCAGGCACAGCTTGAGCTAGAAACTGCCGCTAAAGAAGAAGCCCAACGCCGACTTTTACAGCTAGACAAGACAGCGGTTGATAAAACCTCCCAAGCATCGTTAAAAACTAGCGCTGGCGGAAGTTCTGGAGATGACATTGAAGTAGGTGTGCCAGATCCTGTTGGTTATAAGTTTAATTTACCTCCACATGACTGGAGTTTGCCGGTTCGACCAATCGAGCTTGAGCCAAATGATGTTGGTTATTTAAACAATAAGACAGGCTACTTTGCTACTGACGTATTTAACGGCACTAGCACCCCTGAGTCTTTTCACGGCACACGCCGAGGCCGTATTTGGTACTGGCATTCAGCTTCTGCGCTTCAAAAGTTTAATACTGACTCTGGAAAAGTAGAAAGCCTTGCTGATGCAACCGCAAACTTAACTAAAACCACAGAAGGTGTTGAATTAAAAAATGATGACCGAAAGTGGGGATTTCAGTTCCTGTGGAACCCATCAGAAATCTCAACTAACGTTGCTCGAAACATGGATATCACGCCATCTGCGGCTGACACACTACGTGTTGTATCTGGCGTGTTTCCAGGGCAAGAAACTGTTAACTTTAATATATTGTTAGATAGAACTAACGATTTTGCTTGCATTAGATCATCTAAAATTAAAGATTTTAATGACTACTCAAAGTTTTATAGCGCTTACTACCCAGGTCAAGGAAAACAACCTTTTGGTGAGCAATTAGAGGCTTTGATGCGCCAAGGCACTATGGCAGATCTTGAATATTTGTTTAGAGCAATCAACGGCTCTGGTATGGGCGTTGAAAAGTGGGGAACTTTGATGGGTAAGCGCACAGCTAACCTTGGTTA